ATGGCGCCGGGCAGGTCGGACCCGGTGGCGCGATCGACTTTGACGCAGCCCGAGCTGAAATCGGGCGCCGTCTGGCTTGCCTCCGCGAACGAGGAGGAAGTGAATGAATTCCTGGGCTCGTTGGGCGAGAACGCGCTTCTGGCCTTGCCCTGGGTCTTCGAGTTCTGGGCGTTGCCGCACCAGTTGCCGCCGCGAGGGGCCTGGAAGACCTGGGTGATCATGGGCGGGCGGGGTGCCGGCAAGACCCGCGCCGGGGCGGAATGGGTGCGGTCGCGTGTGGAGGGCGCGGGGCCGGAGGATCCCGGCGTGGCACGGCGCGTGGCGCTGGTCGGCGAGACGGTGGACCAGGTGCGCGAGGTGATGATCTTCGGCGACAGCGGCATCCTGGCCTGTTCGCCGCCCGACCGCCGGCCGGAGTGGCAGGCGACGCGGCAGCGGCTTCTCTGGCCGAATGGGGCCACCGCCGAGGTCTTTTCGGCCTTCGAGCCCGAGGCGATGCGTGGGCCGCAGTTCGACGCGGCCTGGGCGGACGAGTTGGGCAAGTGGAAGCGGGCCGGAGAGGCCTGGGACCAGTTGCAGTTCGCCCTGCGGCTGGGGAAGAACCCGCAACAGGTGGTGACGACGACCCCGCGCAACACGACCGCCCTGAAGGCGATCCTGAAGAACCCGTCGACCGTCATTACCCATGCCCCGACCGAGGCGAACCGGGCCTACCTGGCCGAAAGCTTCCTGGCCGAGGTGCGGGCGCGCTATGGCGGCTCGCGCCTGGGGCGGCAGGAGCTGGACGGGGTGCTGGTCGAGGACGAGGATGGCGCGCTTTGGACGACCGAAATGCTGGAGCGGGCGCGGGTCGAGACGCTGCCGGAGTTCAGCCGGATCGTGGTGGCGGTCGATCCGCCGGTGACCTCGGGCAAGCTGAGCGATGCCTGCGGGATCGTGGTGGTTGGCGCGGATACGCGCGGCGATCCGCGCGACTGGCGCGCGGTGGTGCTGGAGGATGCGACCGTGACCGGCGCCTCGCCCGAGGGTTGGGCGCGGGCGGCGCTGGCGGCGATGGAGCGGCACGGGGCGGACCGGCTGGTGGCCGAGGTGAACCAGGGCGGCGAGCTGGTGGAGCAGGTGGTGCGGACCATTGATCCGCATGTGCCGTTCCGCGCGGTGCATGCCACGCGGTCGAAGATGCTGCGGGCCGAGCCGGTGGCGGCCTTGTACGAGCAGGGGCGCGTCGGACATGTGCGCGGGTTGCAGGCGCTGGAAGACCAGATGTGCCAGATGACCGTGACGGGCTGGCGGGGCAGGGGGTCGCCCGACCGGCTGGATGCGCTGGTCTGGGCGCTGACCGAGCTGATGGTGAACCCCGGGACCCGCGTTGCGCGGCCGAGCGTACGCCCGGTTTAGCCTTTCTCAGCCCCGGTCGGGCAAGGTTGCATGTGAGGAACGGCCCCCTGGGGGCAAGGGCCCGGCCAGTTGGACCGGGCGCGGGTTGGCTTTGCCCTTGGGGCATGAAGGAGCGGCGAGATGGTGTTCGATTTTCTGCGAAAACCCGCACCGGCGGCGGTAGGGGGCGAACGCAAGGCCAGTGCCGTGGGCCGGGTGGTGGCCTGGGGTTCGGCCGGGCGCGTCGCCTGGAGCCCGCGGGACACGGTGTCGCTGGCGCGGACGGGGTATCAGGGCAACCCGGTGGGGTTCCGCGCCGTCCGGCTGATCGCCGAGGCGGCGGCGGCGCTGCCCCTGGTCTGCCAGGACAGCGAGCGGCGCTATGAGGAGCATCCGCTTCTGGAGCTGATGAAGCGGCCCAATGGCGCGCAGGGGCGGGCGGAGTTCCTGGAGGCGGTCTACAGCTACCTCCTTCTGGCCGGGAACGCCTATGTCGAGGCGGTTCCGGGCCTGGGCGCGCTGCCGGGCGAGCTGCATGTCTTGCGGTCGGACCGGATGAGCCTGGTGCCGGGGGCGGATGGCTGGCCGGTGGCCTATGACTACACCGTCAGCGGGCGGACGCATCGGTATGAGGTGGGCGCAGGGCCAAGCCCGATCTGTCACTTGCGGAGTTTTCACCCGCAGGATGACCATTACGGGTTTTCGCCCCTGCAGGCGGCGGCGGCGGCAGTGGATGTTCACACGAGCGCCAGCGCCTGGTCGAAGGCGCTTCTGGACAATGCGGCGCGGCCCTCGGGGGCCATCGTCTACCGGGGCGCGGACGGGCAGTCGGCCCTGTCGAGCGACCAGTATGACCGGCTGGTCAGCGAGATGGAGGCGCATCACCAGGGCGCGCGCAACGCGGGGCGGCCGATGCTTCTGGAAGGGGGGCTGGACTGGAAGCCGATGGGGTTCAGCCCGTCGGACATGGAGTTCCAGGAGACGAAGGAGGCGGCGGCGCGCGAGATCGCCATCGCCTTCGGCATCCCGCCGATGCTTGTGGGCATCCCCGGGGACGCGACCTATGCGAACTACCAGGAGGCGAACCGGGCCTTCTACCGGCTGACCGTCCTGCCGCTCGCGACGAAGGTGCTGGCGGACCTCGCGCATTGGCTGTCGGGCTTTTCGGGCTCGGAGGTGGAGCTGCGGCCTGACCTTGACCAGGTGCCGGCGCTGGCGGTGGAGCGGGACCAGCAATGGGCGCGGGTGGGCGCGGCTGAATTCCTGACCGTGGCGGAAAAGCGGATGCTCTTGGGCCTGCCGAAGCTTGCGGAGGGGGAATGACCGCACGTCGGGGGGAGGGCGGGTCACGCTTTGTCTATGAAAGCTTCGATGCGGCCTCGGCCCGGATCGAGGCGAACGAGCGCGTGGCGAACGAGCGTTGGGCGGGGCTGGAATACCGGCTGGCGCTGATCGAGGCGACGCTGGAGCGGTTGGAGAAACGGATCTGGGTCGGCGTCTACGGCGTGGCGGCGTTCCTGTTGGCACAGATGGCCGAGACGGTCATCGAGGCAGCATTGAGGTGAGGCGATGAGCAGTTACGGAGCGCCCGAGCGCAAGTTCCACCGGCCCGAGACCGGGCTGGTGGTCAGCGAGGGGCATGTGGTGGAAGGCTATGCCTCGCTGTTCGGGCGGTCCGACCAGGGCGGGGACATCGTCCAGCCGGGGGCCTATGGCGCAAGCCTGAATCGTCTGGCGGCGCGGGCGGGGCGGGTGAAGATGCTGTGGCAGCACGATCCCGCCCAGCCGATCGGCGTCTGGGACGAGGTGCGCGAGGATGCCACGGGCCTTTGGGTCAAGGGCCGCATCCTGACCGAGGTCGAGAAGGGCCGCGAGGCGGCGGCGCTGGTCGCGGCGGGGGCGATCGACGGGCTGTCGATCGGCTACCGGACGGTCAAGGCCGAACGGGACGGCAAGGGGCGGCGTCTCTTGTCGGAACTGGAGCTTTGGGAGGTCTCGCTGGTGACCTTCCCGATGCTTCCCGAAGCGCGGGTCGCGGCCAAGGCTGAGGCCCTGGACGACGACTGGCGCGAGATGGCGGCCGTCTTCGAGGACGCGCGCCGCACTTTGGCCGGGCATTAGCGCGGGCCTTTTGAGGCATCCGTCCCCTCCCCACGAGGGGGAGAGACGGCGCTGGTTCGACCCGCGAGGGTTTCTGCTGCAATCGAGAAGGAAGAAACGATGACCGAGACAAAGGCTCGGGCCGGGGAAGACATGCCCCGCACCCAGACTCCGGCTGCCGAGGCGAAGGCTGCCATGGCCGGTTTCCTGAAAGAATTCAGCAACTTTCAGGACGAAGTGAAATCCACGCTGAAACATCAGGAAGAGCGACTGACCATGCTGAATGCAAAGACGATGTCCTATGGCCGCCCGGCGCTTTCGGCCCGTGCGGAGACCGAAGCCCCGCACCAGAAGGCGTTCAACGCCTATCTGCGGTCGGGTGATGACGATGGCCTGCGCGGGCTGACCCTGGAAGGCAAGGCGATGTCGACCGCGGTGGCGGCCGATGGTGGCTACCTGATCGACCCGCAGACCGCGGATCGCATCCGGTCGATGCTGTTCGCGACCTCGAGCCTGCGGTCGGTGGCCAATATCGTGCAGGTCGAGGCGGCTTCCTTCGACGTGCTGGTCGACCGCAGCGAGGTGGGGTCGGGATGGGCGACGGAAGTCGCGGCATCGACCGAGACCGCGACGCCGGTGATCGAACGCATCTCGATCAAGCTGCACGAACTGGCGGCGATGCCGAAGGCGAGCCAGCGGCTGCTGGACGACAGTGCCTTCGACGTCGAAGGCTGGCTGGCCGAGAAGATCGCCACCCGCTTTATCCGCGCCGAGGCGGCGGCCTTCATCAATGGTGACGGCGTGGACAAGCCGAAGGGCATCCTTCTGCCGGCCAAGGTGGCCAACGCGTCCTGGACCTGGGGCAGCATCGGCTATGTGCCGACGGGGGCTGCGGCGGACTTTGCCACCACCAACCCGGCGGACTGCATCATCAACCTCGTCTATGCGCTGGGCGCGGACTACCGGGCGAATGCGACCTTCGTGATGAACTCGAAGACCGTGGGCGCGGTGCGCAAGATGAAGGATGCCGACGGCCGCTTCCTGTGGTCGGACGGCCTGGCGGCGAACGAGCCGTCGCGTCTGATGGGCTATCCGGTGCTGGTCTGCGAGGACATGCCGGACATCGCGGCGAACGCCCATGCGATCGCCTTCGGTGACTTCCGCGCGGCCTACACGATCGCGGAACGCCCGGACCTGCGCATCCTGCGCGATCCGTTCTCGGCCAAGCCGAACGTCCTTTTCTACGCCAACAAGCGCGTGGGCGGCGACATCACGGACTATGCGGCGATCAAGCTGCTGAAGATCGCGGTGTCCTGACGGCATTGGCCCGGTCCCGCACAGGGACCGGGCCGGCCTGCGCTTGCGAACTTCAACGATGCCCCGGCAGCGGGGGGAGACCTGAGCATGATGTTGACCGAAGAAACCCCGGTGCCCGCGGCGGCGCTGCCGGTGGAGGAAATGAAGGACCATCTGCGGATGGGCAGCGGCTTTGCCGATGACGCGCTGCAGGACGGGCTGATCGAAAGCTATCTTCGGGCCGCCCTTGCGGCGATCGAGGGCCGGATCGGCAAGATGCTCTTCAGGCGCCGGTTTCTCTGGGTGCTGGACTGCTGGCGCGATGCCGAGCAGGCGCTGCCGGTCGCCCCGGTCGCAGGGCTGGTCAGCATGACGTTGGTGGACGCTGCGGGGGGTGAGACGCTGGTGCCCGCGACGGCCTACAGGCTGGTCTCGGACACGCATCGACCGCGGCTGGTGGGTCGCGGCTCTTCGCTGCCGACGATCCCGACCGATGGGATGGTGAAGGTCGTCCTTGATGCGGGTTTCGGACCGGGCTGGACCGACCTGCCGGTCGATCTGCGGCAGGCGGTGCTGCTTCTGGCCAGCGAGTACTACGAACACCGCCATGACGACGGCGCGCAGGCGGCAGGGCTGCCCTTCGGGGTGGTCACGCTGATCGAACGCTGGCGGACGGTGCGGATCCTGGGTGGGGGGCGGACATGAACGCCCCGCATCTGAACCGGGCGCTGGTGCTGGAAGGTGCGGTGCGCACGCCGGACGGGGCCGGGGGGTTCACCGAGGCCTGGTCCACGCTTGGCACCTTGTGGGCCGAGGTGCTGCCGGGATCGGGGAGCGATGTCCTGGGCGAAGAGCGGATGCTGTCGGCGGTGCCCTACCGGGTGACCGTGCGGGGCGCAGTGGTCGGGTCGCCGTCGCGCCCCAGGGCCGGGCAGCGGTTTCGCGAAGGCACGCGACTGATGCAGATCCAGGCGGTGACAGAGCGTGATCCGCAGGGCCGCTACCTGACCTGCTTTGTCCGCGAGGAGGTGCCGAAATGAGCTATGGAGCCGCACCTGCCCTGCAGCAGGCCGTCTTCCAGCGCCTGACAGGATGGCCGGCACTGGCGGGGGTCGCGACCTATGACGCCGTTCCGGCGAATGCGACCGGGACCTTCGTCCTGATCGGGCCGGAGGAGACGCGGGACCAGTCGGACAAGTCCGGTGCCGGGGCCGAGCATCAGCTGGTGATCAGCGTCATCACGGATGCGACCGGGTTCCTGTCCATCAAGACCATCGCTGCCGACATCTCGGACGCGCTGGTTGGTGCGCCGCTGGTGCTGAGCCGGGGGCAGCTGACCAGCCTTTTCTTCCTGCGCGCCTCGGCCCGGCGGATCGAAGAGGGCGAGACGCGCCGGATCGACCTGACCTTCCGGGCGCGGGTTCAGCTTTAG